CACCAGTAGCATTACTGCTATGGGCATTCCTACACTTGTTGAAAAGTATTATCCCGGATATACTGGACATATTGCAAGTGAAGACTATTTGAATAAACTACGCAATCAAATTTATAAATAACTAAAAAGTATTTGTAAAATGGACGCACAAGAACTTCGCAATCTTCAAGAAGCATATAATCAAGTTTATCAGGAACTTGATGAAGCAACTGCAATGGCAAAGCGTGGTCTTAATGAACCAGCAATTCGTAACCAGATTGCTAAGAGCACTGGTGGTGGTCAGGCAGCAGATAGAGCAACTGCACTGGAAAATAGACCAACTTATGGTCAGCGTGGTGTAAATACTCAAGCAAGAGAAAACCTTGCTAGAGCACAAAGAGGTGATTTTCGTAAGACAACTTCTTCTGATTATGGTCTTCGTGGATATGCTCATAAGTCTAATGATCCTAAGGTAAAGGCATTACAAGCAGCAAGAGGAGCACAAAGAGGCGTCCTAACTCCCAATGAAAAGAAAAAATTTGGAGCAAGTTCCTCTTTAGGTGGGTCTGGAACACCATCAGGAACTGGTAGATATACACCAGGTAGTGGTGGAAGATATGGTATTGCTGGAATTGGACTCGCTGACCAATACGACCTTTACGACATCATTCTCTCACATCTTCTTGATGAAGGTTATGCTGATACTCAACAAGCAGCAGAAGCAATTATGGCAAATATGAGTGAAGATTGGAGAGAAGATATTATGGAAGGTATGTCTATGAAAGACTTTAAGGCAAACCGTAAAAAACTTCAACGTAAAGAAGCAAGTGCTGATGCTCGTAAGAGAGGACACGAAGGTAAAACTTGGGCAGATTCTGGAAAAACTTATAGTCCTGATCAAGCAAAGCGAAATAGAGCAAATATGACTGATGCTACAAGGCAAGCATTATATCGTGTTGCTAATAACCCAGACGACGATGGTGGTGATGACCATTACCCAGCATCAAAAACCAATGATCCAAAGAAACTTCGTAAGCAAAAAGCGATGGGTGAGCACGGATGAAGACCACTTTCCAAACTGGCACACAGGGGGTTCCACGACCCCCTTTTTTCTTGTATAATTACTTCAGTTAAACAAAACAAACTAACTACATTATGCCTCGCAAAATTTCCGTGACTGACGAACAACTGATTTCTGATCTCCGATCTTCCTTTGGTACTGAAATTTCCGCTGGTGACATTCGGGGATTCTGTGCCTCTCGCAGTCTCAATTATCAGACTGTTACTCGTCGCCTTGAATCCTTCAAGACAGATCGTGGTCGCTGGAACCTTGAAGTGACTCAAGAGCGTGTTGAAGAGATTGAACGCACTTTCCATTCTCCTGCGGCTCTTCCTGCGGTCGAACAAAACCTCATTCCTGAAAAAGATGATACCTTCGTCAAGTTTGGTAATTTTAACGATATCAAAAAAATTATTCAGTCCCGTCTTTTCTATCCTACGTTCATTACGGGTCTTTCGGGTAATGGTAAAACGTTCAGTGTGGAGCAAGCGTGTGCTCAACTGAAGCGTGAACTGATTCGTGTTAACGTTACAATTGAAACTGACGAGGATGACCTGATTGGTGGTTTCCGCCTGGTCAATGGTGAAACTGTTTGGCACAATGGACCCGTGATTGAGGCACTGCAGCGAGGAGCAATTCTGCTTCTGGATGAGATTGACCTTGCTTCTAACAAGATTCTGTGCCTTCAATCTGTTCTTGAAGGAAAAGGTATCTTCCTGAAGAAGATCGGACGTTTCGTGAAACCTGCTGCAGGATTCAACGTATTTGCCACCGCAAACACTAAGGGTAAGGGTTCTGATGATGGGCGCTTTATCGGCACTAACGTTCTCAACGAAGCGTTCCTAGAGCGTTTCCCTGTAACTCTGGAACAGGATTATCCTGCAGTTGCCACCGAACAGAAGATCCTTGAGGGTATTTCTCTGGATCTTGGTCTTGAGGATCGTGATTTCTGTAAGCGGTTGGTTGATTGGGCGGACGTGATCCGTAAAACCTTCTACGATGGTGGTATTGAGGAAATCATCAGTACTCGCCGCCTGGTTCATATCATCCGTGCCTATAGCATCTTCACTGATAAAGCAAAGGCAATTAAGGTTTGCATCAATCGTTTTGACGATGAGACCAAGCAATCGTTCTTGGAACTTTATGATAAGATTGATGTTAATTTTGAACTTCCGAAAGAACAAAAATCTGAACCTGAAATGCCAGTTGAATATATTTCCTGATAATGCTTTTTTCTGAAAAGTGTTATTCGTATAAATAGTAATAGCACTTTTCAGTTTATTATGTCTTATTCAAAAGAACAAAAAAATGAATATAATAAAAAATATCGTCAAAAAATGACGGATGAACAAAAAGAAGCAAAACGTCTTGCTGATAGAGAATATTATTATAAAAATAAGGAAAAAGTTGATGATCGCAATATGCGTTATTATCAGGAAAACAAAGAAAAATTGAAGGAGAAAAGAGTTCCTTATTTTAATAATAGACGAAACATCTTAAAGGAAGAAGCAAAACAAAAACTTGGTGGAAAATGTGTATGGTGCGAAACAACTGAAAATCTTGAGTTTGACCATATAGACCCAGCACAAAAACAATTTACTATAAGTGCTTTTCCTTGCTCTCTTGACTTATGGTGGAAAGAAGTTGAAAAATGCCGTCTCTTATGTAAAACCTGTCACAAAAAACATAGTGATGCTGAAATGGCGGCAAAGCATCTTTATTGGATAAATCTTTCTTTTGAAGAACGACAAAAACTTATTCAGCAACAACTTGACGAGCAACCTCAATTCTGATATAATTGGGGGAGGTTAATTATGACTTCCCCCTTATTTTATTTTTACTATGGCAGATAGCAAAGATCATTTTTGGAAATACAACGAAGATAAGACTCTGAAAGAAATTGAAGAGTATCTTGCCAGCACTTATTATTCTCATTATACTTCTGAGCAATCCAAAACTCAAACTCTTGATTTGATTGAAAGTATTGGTGATGCCGAAGCATTTACCCGTTCAAATGCAATCAAGTACCTTTCTCGCTTTGGTAAGAAGAATGGTAAATCTAAGATGGATATTTTGAAGGCAATTCATTACTGCATTCTTCTTTATAATTTTGCTGGTCTTCACGAAAACAAATCTGACCAATACCAATATTGATTATGAAAATCCAAGACAAAACTATGAAACTCTCTGACAATACCTGTGCTCTTCTCAAGAACTTTGCTGGTATTAATAATTCAATTCTTGTGAAAAAGGGTAATCGTCTTCGTACTATTTCTGTTGCCAAAAACATTCTGGCAGAGGCAGAGATCACCGAAGAATTCCCCCGCGATTTTGCCATTTATGATCTGAACCAGTTTCTAAATGGTATTAGTCTTCATCAGGATCCCGATCTTGATTTTACTGAAGAGTCTTACATCACTATTCGTGAAGGTAAGCGTAGGGTGAAGTATTTCTATGCCGATCCTAATGTGATTATTTCTCCTCCCGAAAAGGAGATCCAACTGCCTTCAAAGGACGTTTGTTTCCAAGTTGATAGTGTAACTCTGGAGAAACTGGTTAAGGCAGCAGGTGTTTATCAACTTCCAGATCTTTCTGCGGTCGGTGAGGCAGGAGTGATCCGTCTGGTGGTTCGGGACAAGAAAAACGATACTTCTAACGAATACTCCATCGTTGTTGGTGAAACGAACAAGGAATTTACCTTCAACTTCAAGGTTGAGAACATCAAGATCATTCCCGGATCTTATGATGTGGTTGTGTCAGAAAAACTACTGTCACAGTTCAAGAATACAAAGTATAACCTCTGCTATTATATTGCTCTGGAACCTGATAGTACTTTTGGTTGATGGAATTTCTTCTTTATTTGACTCCTATGGGTCGTGAGATTATTCAAAATGTTATTCGTGCAAAGTATTCAGTTAAAGAAAATGTTGGGTTTTGTAGGGACAAAAACTTTTTTGGATATGTTAATACTAACAAATTAGTTATTTGTACGAATAAC